GAGTTATCGAAAACGTGACGATGGCGACGGTAGACGGTGTTCCCGCTAAAGCATTTGAATCAACAGTGTACGGTGGTATTGACGCAGATATAGCAGATGCCATTTACCGAACAAAAGCGGCAGGAATACAGGCGTTTGGCGATACAATTGTTCCAATAACTGACGATTACGGACAAGTTCATAATATAGGGTTTAGTAGAGTCTCTGAAATAACTATTTATGTAAATGTAACACTAACCACAGACGATGATTTCCCGATTGATGGATTGACAACAATCGAAACAAATATCATAAAATATATCGGCGGAACTGACGCAGACAGCACGAAATATTATGGCTTAGGATTAGGCGATGACGTTGTTTATACTAAAATAATAGGTATATGCCATAGTGTAGCTGGGGTAACTGACGTTAGCGTCACATTATCAACGGATAATATAACATTTACAGCTGCTAACGTTGCAATTGCAACGGGTGAGGTGGCCGTTACCGATTATGCAAAGGTTGTGATCGCATGAAACTAGTAAAGCGGCTTACTGATAATTACAAGAAAAACCCCGAAAGCAATATAGGTAAACTGTTATCAGTCATTGATTTTGAGTTAGACCGACTAAAAGACACCTACAAGCTGATTGACAGTTACCGGGCTATTGATAACGCAACAGGTCAAACATTAGACAATATCGGTAAAAACGTATTGCAAGACCGGGGAGGAATGGACGATATAACCTATCGTCTTTTCCTTAAAGTAAAGATCCGGTCGAACTTGTCCGGCGGTCAGATTGAAACCATTAACGATATTATGACCACCGTATTGGGTGATAACTATTTGGGCTTGCGTGAGGTTTGGGATAACTCAACTTACAGCAATGAACCGGCGGCTTTTGAAATCCGCTTTGTTAATTTTTTTAGTGACATTGCTGCACTATACGCAGACGCAGAAAATGACCCGTTTTTCTTTGACGGTGAATACTACTTTGATGGCACACGAAAATTTGATGGCGGCTATACGTTTAGCTATGCAACGTGGGAACCACAAATAATCGCGACAATGGCAAAATACATGGAAGTAGTTGAATTTATCAGGGCAGCAGGCGTTAAGGCTTGGTGGAATGAGCCGCTAGACATTGAAACGTTGATAAATATAACGAATGATGTTACAATTATAGACAAAGAATCAGCTATTACAGATATCAATATTGCTAATGACGTAATACTAAAAGAACAAACAGAAGTTATTAACGGAGCAACATCGTTATTCGACGGAATGTTTTATTTTGACAGTGCTATATTGTTTGATGGGAATAGGGATTTTGTTGTAAATGATGTTGAAATATTGGAGGTTTACGCATGACAAGCAATATAAAAATAGTTCATGATGTGGAAGTAATTGAGTTAACCCGTGATGAATACGAAAAACGGGAAAAAGAAAAAGCAGAAAAGGAGGTCGATGAATGTCAACAGCTAACACAATAACAACAGCGGCGCAAAGAGCAAAGTTCGCAACCGCACACGCAACAAGTGGAGTTTTGCCAATTATCGCGCAAATCGGATTTGGTACAGGTGGACACGATACCGGTACGGGATTACCGACACAACCAACAGGATTAGAAACAGCGGTCGGCGGTGAGGTAGTAAAAAAAGCAATTACAAGCGTAAATACAACAGTTCCAACAACAGCAGAGGTGTTAGGTATTCTTGATTTTGCAGAGGGAAACGGCGTTTCAATTTCTGCTATTGGACTATATGATTCAGATGGTGATTTAATCTGTTTAAAACATACCGAACCAAGCCCAAAAACAGCAGAGAAACGCATGGAAATAATATGGAAGGAGCAGTTCTAGTATGGCATTAACTCAAATATTAACAACAGACAGCGTATCGGCTAGTATTGTAAATACTAAAATTGTGACTCCTACTAACAATTCATTGACATATCTTGAGGGCTATGTAGACGCTCTAAACATTAATGACAATGAAGCAAGGCAAGAAATTTTAGATATTAAATTGAAATTGGAAGAAGCGGCTGTGATTGATTTTTTAAATAAAACGGGCGTCGGTTTTTATGATTTGTTCGCAGACACATCGAACGTTGACGCAATAACCACAACGGCAACAGTATCAGGCGGAGATGTAACCTTTGCAGGTGCTAAAATTTTACAGATGGATAGCCAAACATTTAGCGACTTTACTGGTGTTGATTTGGCGTTGTACGACAAAGAACGAGTAATTTTTACAATAACCGTTAATGTTACAGACAGCAACACAATATCAATGGACATCGCGCCGGGCAGCAGAACAATTGGCGAAAAGTTTTTTTATAATGGTGAAGTTTATACCATTACAAATGTAGTGGAGGTATAGTAATGGCACAAGCAATTGGTAATCTGGCCGTTGAGTCTAAAGTTAAGTTTGGAAATTATCAGGTTGAATCAGAACCGGCAGCACCGATTATCTGGAAGATCCCGGATAAAAACCACAGCGGGTATCCAGCAAACAGCGTAACATTATTTGCAGAAAGCATAATCGACTTAAGGGGGTTCGACGCAAAAGAGCCAACAAATGCGGACGCGAATAGGCAGACTTCGGGTAATAACCGGTATTCACTTTCTAACATCGATCAATGGCTAAACGATAGCGGGGATTCGTGGTGGGCGGCAACGCATGCTTACGATGCTACGCCGAACGATGCTGGAATGTCACAGCCGACTGGATATAATGACAAGCAGGGGTTTGAAAGCTATTTCACCGCAGATGAACTGGCGGCGGTATTGAGCACAACGATTCGAATTGCAAAAAACACAGCCACGGACGGCGGGAGCTATGAGGACATTGTCCGGAAGTTTTTCCCGCCGTCGACAACAGAATTAAATCTTGCAAATGAAAATAACATCGCCGAGGGGGTCGTTCTGGCAGCATTCGCCGGAGCAACTGACACCACCCGACTTGCTTACCCAACCCAGGCATTAGTGACAAATACCCTAAGTGCCAGTAAGCCAGCTTCGGTTGCGGATCCGTGGCACTATTGGTTAAGAACTCCGTACTCGACCTTTTCCTATCCCGTCCGGATCGTGCATTCGTCCGGCGCACTGAGCAATGCGAGTGCTTATGGTGGGTATTTTGGCGTTCGCCCGCTTTGCAATCTGTCATCTGATATCTTGGTATCTGACACGGTCGATGCAGATGGGTGCTACCAAACAATTTTTACCACGCCGCACGTAATAACCATGGATAAGCCAATTACTCTGGCAGCGGGTACAGATCTGACTAAATTAAAGTTTGCCCCACAGATCAACGCGGCAGATATGACACTAAAAGAAGTAGATGCCGAAAAACAGATCTTTGAAAAAACAAACGTAAGCGGGACGGAAGTGACTCTTAAAATTGCCGGAACCGATGCGAAAATTGATAAATTGGCTTACACAGTAAGCTAGAAAGGTTGAATCATGGGAGTTTTTATAAACAATAAGATCATCGTTGAAAAAAAAGAAAAAGAGCAAACAAAAAATGAAAATGCGGAATTGCTGTTTAAGCAAGCGATGAGTGAAATGGAAATTGAAGGATTAAAATCAGAAAATTCTGATTTGATGGTGCGGGTAGCACTTTTAGAAATGGGAGGAATAACAAATGCATAGCAGAATGTTTAATAGTATTAAAAGATATTACGATGAAGGCCGTTACACAAAAGATCAGGTGAAAATATTCGTAAGGGCTAAATGGATTACATCCGACGAATACAAGGAAATCACCGGCGACGATTACGTGGCGTAGACAACCGGGGGAGCAATCCCCCTTTATTCACATCTAAGGGGGAAACATGGACGAACGCAGAAACGACTGCATTGATTGCGTACAAGCCAAAGCATTAAGCGAACGCATGGACAGATTAAGCGAAAAAGTGACAAAGTTCGAGGATGGATTCGATTTCCGGATCCAGACACTAGAAAAGCAGGTAGCGGTGTCGGATGAAAAGTTTAAACAGATATTTGAGAAACTAGATAAGATTATTCTAATACTAGATAAGCAGGCCGACAGAATCCCAAATTTTGTTTGGGGCGTGGCTGGCGCTATTGTGTCTGGGGTATTTATGTGGCTGATAAAATAAAAAAGTACGGTAAATGTATTGTTATTTTATCCATATCGGCTATTTTAACGGCTTTGATACTTTTCTTGATATTCTATAAGCCACCACTTAAAAACGCTTGTATCGACGATTTGAAAGATGTTGACGGTATCGGTGTTTATAAGGCTGGTGCGATTGTCGAGTTTGTCACCTACAATCAGGATGCAGAACCAGAAGATTTGGACGTTATCGACGGTATCGGAGAGAAAACAATCGAAAAAGTAAAGGAGAAATACAGATGAAAATAGAATCAGGAACAATAATCAGAACGACTGTATTGGCTGTATCATTGATAAACCTTGCATTAACATCATCAGGGCATAGCGTTTTACCATTTAGCGATGAACAGATTGCAAGTGTTTTTGCTGATGGGTTCGTCGCTATTTCAGCAATGGTATCATGGTGGAAAAACAATTCGTTTACGAAAAAAGCTATTGAAGCTGACAAAGTGCTGAAAGAGAGCAAGTAAATGTTAGGCGTTGAATATCAAGTACATGTCGATGGTTACGGCTGGACAGGGTGGAAGAAAAACGGACAAGTAGCTGGTACAACTGGTGAATCACGACGGGTTGAAGCTATTCGATGGCGATTGATTGACAAGCCAGAAAATGAAGAAGTATTTTTACATGGTAATGCTCATGTGGAAAATATTGGCTGGCTTGGGTTCGTTACGGAAATGGTAGTTTGCGGAACAACCGGAGAAGCCAGAAAGCTTGAAGCGTTGCAATTTCAATTAGTTGGCAAAGATTCTGATAATTATAGTATTAATTTCCGTTCACACTCACAGGATCTGGGCACACAAAATTGGGCTAAAGATGGTGAATTATCAGGGTCAGAAGGTGCAGGATTGCGAATTGAAGCGGTTCAAATGCTTGTAACGGATAAAAGTGTGGACTTATCACTGCAGGACGTTCCGTCATTTAAGCACTTTGACCCGATACCAGTGGTTATTCCCCCAGAAGCCAATGAAGATAAAGCAAGCGATCATTTTGCATGGATTGAATACGCTTGTGATTGTATCAGACCACAATATAATTTCGGCTGGTGCGACGGTTACCCAGATACCGCATACGGTGATAAATCAATGTCACCGGAACTATTGCAAAAAATCGAACAATTACGGGTGAATATCGGTGTACCCATTACCATTACTAGCGGCATCCGTTGTCCGTCGTGTAATAGTTATTGGGGCGGTGCTAGTGATTCATTGCACATGGACGGTGAAGCGGCTGACCTTGTTTGCCCGTCGTTATCGGTTGATGAATTAGCAGAAGCGGCGCAGGCGGTAGGCTTAGGCGTTATAAAATACTATTCAAGTGGATTTGTTCACGTACAGACATGGCCTAGAAATACAGTAGGCGATTAACCAGAAAAGTTGCCCAACCTTACGGCTATCGGGGACGGGAACCATCTTAACGGGTGGTTCTTTTTTATTGCTTATTATTTATTTATATGTTATAATGTTATTAAACAAATAAAAGGAGTTGATAAAAATGGAAACAATGAAAAAGATGATTACAATTACAAAGGATCTGAATAAACGATTAAAAGTTTATGCAGCACTAGAAGAAATTTCGGTACAGGATTTAATGATTATGATTCTAGACAAATTTTTACAGGAAAGAGGATATTAATATGAATGAATTAAAAGTATTTGAAAATGTTGAATTTGGGAATGTTAGAGTTATTGAAAAAGATGGTGTTTTATGGTTCGTTGGTAAAGATGTTGCCGATGCATTGGGCTATCAAAACACAAGAGATGCTATATCAACCCATGTAGATTCAGACGATAAAGCTGAGGTCGCTATTCACGACGGCAGCCAAAATAGAAAAATGACCGTCATTAATGAATCTGGACTTTACTCCATGATAGTATCAAGCAGATTGCCAGCAGCAAAACAGTTTAAAAGATGGGTAACATCTGAGGTATTGCCATCTATAAGAAAAAACGGCATTTACGCAACAGAAGTAACGGTCGAAAAAATGTTAAGCGATCCAGATTTTGCTATCGAATTGCTGACCACGCTAAAAGAAGAACGTGCAAAACGATTGGAAGTCGAAAAAACTAATACAATCTTAATGCACGTTACAAAGAATTACACAGCTACCGAAATAGCCAAAGAGTTAGGTTTTAAATCAGCAACCGAACTCAATAAGATTTTATCACAAATGAAAGTCCAGTACAAACAGAATGAAACATGGGTATTGTATAGCAAGTATGCAGACCGTGGCTATACGGATATCAAACAACAGGTACTTGACAGCGGTAAAGTCGTTTATGACCGTAAATGGACGCAATTAGGCCGTAAATTCTTACTTGAATTGTTTAGCGAACAAACGGCACTTGATTAATGCATAAACATAGTGTATAATAAACCTACCAACACATTCACAACCTTTCAAAGTTTTCATTTTTAACCTACCTTCACGAATTGCACTCCTTAAAACGGGGTGCTTTTTTACGTTCTAAATTAATTAATATTATTTTATATAACCTGTTGACTTATTTAAATAGACGTGCTATAATAAGACCATAGAAACAAACAAATACAAATTTGAAGGAGTTAAAAATGAAAGCAAAATTTAATGTTAAACCAAAGCACAGTGATTACGACTTAAACAAAATATTTACTTATGGTGTTGAATATGATGTTTTAGCAGATTACAGAAATCGACAAAGCGGTCAAGCGATTAGAGACAACGGGCTTGTTGTTGTTGATAATCAAGGTACTGAAAGAATGGTTTTCCTAGACGAATTTAAAATAATAGACGACGGTAAACAATGTTTTACTTTTAACTAAAAACTACAACCCGAGCCGGGGCGGTAACCCCCGGCAGAAAGTAGGGATAAGATGAGATTATCGCAAACAAAAGAATATAAAGAACTTTTAACGACACTGGCACACGTTGGAAATAAAGATTTAGAGGGATTAATTGAAGAAGTTTTATACGAAGTAATTTCAGAAGCTGAAAAAAGAGCATGGGGCATTGGTTATGCTTCAGGATGTGAAAAAGGCTATCAAGCCGGAAAGAGTGGAAAATGATGAAAGTTAAAAAGTTAATCGAATGGTTGAGTAAATGCGATCCAGAACACGAAGTTTATTTGCACGATAATTTATCTAGTGATGATTTTTACATTTTGTCAATGATGCAAAATGTTGAAGAGAAAGAAGTGTTTTTATCATTTAATTGTTTTGAAGGAGAGAATGAAGATGCGTAAAGAAGTAGAAATGTTAATGGCTGAATTGTTAGGGATGAAAAAAGTGTTAGACCCAAAGGCCAGCACGTTCCCATACAAAAACAGAGAGTTTTACCAGGGCGAAATCGTTGATAGTGTAATCGAACGTTTAGACGAAATATTGGAGGATCGTTTATCATGTTAGAGACTAAAAGCAAGCCGACAAACGACAACCGACTGTATAAATTGCAAGAATGCGGCGACAGTTTGGATTATAAGAAGATGGTTGACAAATGGCGGCGTTATAACGGGCTAGAACCGCTATACGGCGTGGAAAAAGAAAAACAGGAGGTATTATAAGTGTTTAATTTTGGAAGGCTTATAGAGCAAAAATCATCAAGAACTGAAACATATGTTAAAACAATTTCAAATACTCAAACAAGTTTACTTGATGATGAAATGGAGTTTCTTATCGCAGATGGTTATGAGTTAATCGGAGGGATAAGAACCGTTACTGAATGGGCTGTTGATTTCAGCGATAACGAAAAAAGATTTGACGTTATCCATTATGCAACGTTTAAAAAGGTTATTCATGGTTAGAGTGTTACACCCCCTAGAAATGGGTGAAAACTACTTCCCGTGGTTATTTGCAGATCACGGGAATTTATTTGACAACATCGGGCAGGCGATTAATTTTATGCAGGGTTACGGGCTAAAAGATTCAGAGATTCAAACTTTTCACTTTATCAATGAAGATTAATTATTTTAAATAAGTTCTTGACTTACTTAAATAGCAATGTTATAATTAGTTATACCATTTAGGAGGTAGTAAAATGAAAAAAGAATTGTTGGTTAAAAGAGAGATGGCGAAACAAATTGCGATGCAGTGTCTAAAGCTGAACAGCATCGGTGATGAAATGCAAGGTGGCTATGGTCCAGCCGTTTGGTTTGAACTAGAACCACACGTTGGATCGATAACAGTAAGAGTTCTTAAAAACGGTTGGATTAAAGACAGTAACGACGACGACAACGACCCTGATTATAACATAACATTATGGGACTTTTCAGATCTGAACGATTATCAGATCTGCATGGATTATCTAAAATCATTGGAGGTATAAAAATGAAATTGTATGAAATTAATGAACAAATTGAATCGTTGTTGAGCCGCGAAGTTATTGACATTGAAACTGGCGAGGTTTTAGACGACAATGGTTTTGAAGAACTGAAATCACTTGAAGCTGAAAGAGATTTAAAACTTGAAAATATCGGCTTGTTTATAAAAAATCTTGACGCTGATGTACTGGCAATTAAGGAAGAAGAAAAGAAGCTTGCAGACCGCCGAAAAGTAAAAGAAAACAAAGTAAAAAGCGTTAAGCAGTTCTTGTCTGATTACTTGCAAATTGAAAACCTTAAAAAGTTTGAAACGGCTAAAATTAAGTTAAGTTTTAGAAAGTCAGAATCGGTTAACGTAACGGTAGCAGCTGAAAAGTTACCGTCTGAATACTACAAAGAAAAAACAGAGTACACGGCCAATAAGATTGAGATTAAAAAAGCATTGAAAGCAGGCGTTGAGATTTCCGGCGCTGAATTGGTTGAGTCGAACAATTTGCAAATAAAATAGCGGGCTTATTGCCCGTTAGAATTTGAGGAGGTAGAAGAAAATGAGATATAAATATTATGTAGTTTACAACTATTACAAACTAACCGGCGATGGCGTTGGCTGCATGTGCCATGAACGAGGTGATAAATTAGATAGCATTGAAAAAATAATCAGTTTGCAGGCTAGTGTTTTAGAAAATGCAAAAAAAGAAAACCAAACAATCAATCAAGTAATTATCACAAATTTCATTTTAATTGATGAATTTGAGGAAGGTGAAGAAAATGAAATTTAGATTGTTAAACGCTGACGAAATCGAGTGCAGGGTTTCAACCGTAAGCGAAAAAGGATTATCATTATTGCTTTACAAGGATGCCCGGGCCGATATGAATTTGCTAGATGAAACAGTCGGCCCGATGAATTGGCAAAGGTCGCATACTAGAGACAACGCCAACTGTATTGTTAGTATATGGGATGATATAAAAAATCAATGGGTGTCGAAAGAGGACACCGGTACAGAATCATTTACCGAAAAGGAAAAGGGTTTGGCATCAGACAGCTTTAAACGTGCCTGTTTTAATTGGGGTATTGGCCGAGAGCTATACACAGCACCGAAGTTAATATGGATAATGGCATCTGATATTAAATTCGCAGAGAAAAATGGGAAAAAGACAACGTATGATAAATTTATCGTTAAATCAATAGGATATACCGACAAGGGAATTATTAACACGCTTGAAATTGAAAATACAAGAAGCCGTAAAACAGTTTACCAGATGAAATCGACAGCTACACCAGTACCGGAAAAGCTAATTGATAAACCACAACAAGACCAGTTGTTGAACTTGATTTTAGAAACTAATTCGGACCCGGCGGCGATGCTTACAAAGTTCAAAGTGTCTGACGTTGCCGAATT